CCCCATTAAGCATCACCGTAATCTTCTTCACCCAACTTGGGATTCCGGTGAAGTCAATGCTCGTGCCACTGGTGCTGTTCTGAGCAGTGCTGAGCACCATCCGCCCACGATCCACGAAGCTGAGCGTGCCTGAGCCGTTGGTGGCTAATACTTGATCAGCTGAGCCATTCCCACCAGGCAACACCAGCGTGTTGGAACCAGCGACTGCCGGTGCGTCGATCTCGGTGTAGCCCGATGTTGAGCCATTCAATCTGAGTGTCATGGGGTCACCTCCAGGGCATCAAGCTGCTTTTGTGTTGGTTGCGGAAGGGTGGGATGGTTCCACGCCCTGATGTAGTCGCCCTTGCCGTCGGAGTCGTTCTGCAGAGCGATGGTGCCGGTCATCGGGAAAAAGTCCTCCGAAGTCAGCTCGGGGTAGATGGTGATGATTTTCTCGTAAAGAGTCATGGTCAAGCGGGCCTCACTAATGCGCCGGAGAAATGACTTGCACCGCCTCCGGTATTTGTCGAGCAAGTTGCGTTGTCGTAGGCGTAGATCTCAAAGTAATCGGAAGTTCCGTTAAAGTAGACTACGTCGCTCCAGACAACAGCGTTGTAATTTCCGTTTGATCTCTGAACATTTATGTTGGCATAAGAGTTTCCGTTCTTGCACGGGACGATGTTCGTGTAGGCCCCTGCGGAACCTTGGAAGTAAACAACGGCGTTTATCTGGTAATAACCTGCAACGTTTGGCGTAAATCTATAGTTTGTCGTTGCATCAAAGCATCCATTTGTGTCGTAGGTTTTGGCATTGAACAGGATCTTTGTGGCGGTGTTGCCACTGATGCTTTGCGATGTGGTGCTGTAAGCCCTGAAAGACGGACCCACCACCGTCGTTGCCAGCTTTGCCGGTGTGACCGCATTAGCTGCAATGTCATCCGTTGTGATGACACCATCAGGTAACCCCCCAGCACTGATGCCGGTGACGGTGCCTGATCCGTTAATTGTGATTGGCATAGTTCAGTACCTCAAACGATGACCCAGGCACTGCCTGAGGGAATGGTAACCGTGACACCGCTGTTGACCGTCACAGGTCCAGCAGTGACGGCGTTGCGGTTGGTGGTCAGGGTGTAGTTGGTAGTGATGGTTTGATCGTTCTCCATAAAGACCCGATCAGCTCCACCACCAGTTGCACCACCACCAATAGAACTCCAAGCAGTACCGTTATATCCTTCATACTGAACTGTATCAGTATTAAAACGAATCTGACCAGAGTTAGGAGCAACAGGACGTTCAGCAGTAGTACCTACTGGAATATCAATAAACGATGTACCTGTCATTGAGACAGTACCGTTAACTACAAGATTACCAGTAATTGTACCACCAGCTTTAGGTAGTGCAGCATCAGCTGTAGCTTGTGCAGTAGCCGCATTAGCAATACCCGTAGCAGCAGCAGTACTAGCACTATTAGCAGTAGTAGCAGCTGCATTAGCCGTAGTAATAGCAGTATTAGAGTTAGCTAAAGCTGCATTAGCCGTTGCTTGGATAGCAGACGCATCAGTACTAGCGGCAAAGTTAGCAGTCTCCTGTGCAATATAAAGATTCTGAGTGAAGTTATCATTCAGATCCTGAGCACGAATAGAGGAACCAGGGAAGAAGGTTGCCTTAGAAGATACATCACTAGTTGCTCGATAAATTCTAATAGCAGCACTATTAGCAGGAGCTGTATTGAATTGAACAGTAGTGGCGTTGGCTAAAGTATATGCAGTTGTAAGTGTACCATTGATACTAACTTTAATATCAGTGGTAGCAAGATATGGGAAGGTAAAAGAATAGAGAACGGTTGAACCGTTCCCTGTATAAGTATTTTCAGTAACAGCCATTAAAGGTTACCTGTACATTTGAGTAAGTTGTTCAATGTATGCTTTACGGCGATCAGCGGCTCGTGCAGCATCATCAATACGGCCCTGTTGCATGTAGCTCTTATTCAAGATAGATTCCTGAATAGCATTCCACATTGGTTGATTCTCATTCTGTAGACGAAGTTCTGCAGACTTCTGTGCATTCATCATGATTTGATTCATGACACTATACACTTCAGATTGTGCAGCATTGATCTCATCTTTAGAACGACCTTCAACTCGCATAGCACGGATTCGATCTAGTTGATCGTTGTACTTTTTATTACGACTCAGTTTATCAAACTCTTTCCAGATTTGTTGTTCACCGATATAACGATAAAGAACTTCACGTTCAGCTGGAGTATATTCATGGTTACCAGTTGAATCTTTACGAATCATCTGTACACCATCCCAGCCACTATCAATAATCCATTGACGCCACTTCTCAGCACCATCACTTACCTTAACAGGACTGATAGCATTGAGACCACGAAGGATAGGATTATCAATATCATTCAAAGCTTTACCAGTGTAAATATCGATCTGTTCAGGAAGCTCTTTATTGAGACCAGGAATACGATTTTTAACGTAACCAATAAAGTCGTTATAAATATCCTTTTGTGAACTAGATACTGCATTAGCAGCAACACCTAATGCACCCGACAAAGGAATATAAGAACGAGTTTCATTAGCCAAGAAACGAGTAATAGCAGTCTGATCACCAGAAGCAACAGCTACCAGCGGTTCAAGACCAGCAACAAACGTTTTATTAGTAAATGTAGCAGCAAACGTCCAAGACAGTTTACTAATAACATCTTCGTGAAGAGTAGAGCCAATATCCCGAGAGTAGTAAGCTAGATCACCAACCAATGATAGCACCGTATCAAACGGTTCAATACCAGCATAGCTAATCCACTTACCACCGACATTGATTGTTTTAGGTTGCCATCCAAAGTTATCACGAAGCTTCTTGCGTTCAGCAGCATTAACAGGTCCATTACCACGGATGTTACCACCCATAGCATAACCCATCATACTAGAAGCAAGTAGGCTACCAAAAGCTACACGGCCACGGTATTCAGCTTCAAGACCCTTGAAGATCTCCATACCATTAGGTACAAGAGCATAGTCGATATTATGTTCAAGCAAAGCTGCTTTGATTTTATCAATATCATCTCCGGCCCACAGTACCTTAGCATAACGAGAAGTACCAGGTAGAGTAGCAAGAGGTGTATAAGACATAGCTAGCTTAGCTACGTTAACGACAGTCTTAGGAAACATCAAAAATGGTTTGATGATGGGAAGCCTATTAACTCCCATGCTTAAATAAGATGCAATCGAATCATCTAAGTTAAGAGCAATCTCTCCAGTAGCATAACGAGCAGCTTGATTAGTCAGGTTACCAGCAGAGTCAAACATTTCATCGTAAGCCCTCTTAGTGGCTTCCTTCATATGTTTGGCAAGTTCGTCACCTTTATAACCAATACTAGCTACTTCTTCCCATGCCCTAGAACGAGCCATCTGAGAAGCAATGTTTGTCTGTACATAAGCATCAGCACTAATAAGAGCATTAGTACCATACTTAAACCACCGCCAGTTACCAAGGTCATAAAGAGCCCTAGCAAACTTATACTGATAAAGACGACCAAAGTTACCTTCCTTTTCCCACACCTTCTCCATGTTACCAAGCGTATCCCAAACTGAGGGATTATAATCAGTAACAAGATCAGCACGAGCTAAGGACTTAGCATCCATGGTAGCGTCATTACCCCACTTACCATTATTCCAAAGACCCTTAAAAGTTTCCCAGGCATCCTTTACTGCTTTACGTTTAATGTCAAGCACTGAGCCATGAGTATAGATAGCCTTTTGAAGATCATCTACAGTGTTACGACCCATCATCATACCAATACCATTACCAAGAATAGCATTGATAGGACGAAGCAAAAGACTTACTTCGTTAGCAGTAATAGCTTTAATAGCAGAAATACCAGACAGCATATTATTATAACGCACTGCCCATGCACCTTGAGCAAAAGCATTCAGACCATCACTACTCCCTTTAAGGAGACCCATGGGGCTCAGCTGTTGAGCACTCCACTTCATCAGCTTATCAATAGTGTCTACATCACCTTTGGTAACAGCAAACGCATCAATAAGAGCTTGTGCTGCATCAGGACGTTCCCTAGCAACAGTGATGATCATATCACGATAGCTTTGACCACGACGTGTTGCATCTTGCATACGTAGGTCAAACTGTTGAGTAAGTTCCTTAAGGGTAGATTCAGGATCACCAGACTTCTGAACCATCTGTGCCCAACGATCTTGGTTCTTAAGTGCCCAACCAGCGATGTACTTATTGAGTGAATACTCAGACATCAGGAAACCAATGCGATCAGCAATCATTTCAGTGAAACGATCATAATCAGCAGCTTCAGGAAGTGCCTTAAACCCTTCAGAAATATCAGAGATCTCACGGCCAACAGTATCCATTGCTCGTGCAGAAGTCTCGGTAGCTACACGACCCAGGTACTTATCAGTAAGGTCACGCATTGCATAAGCAATACCCTCAGCCTGTACATCATTAACATAGGAGATCTTACGGCCATCAAGGATTGTCTTAATATCCCTATTGTCAAGGAACAGCTTAGCTACATCTTCAGTTCTATCAGCAGCAATAATATCTTTATAGATCTCAAATGCTGCCTTAGACATTTGTTGCTTGGTATAACGGAAGCCATTAACAATAGCATCAAAGTTACCAGCATCCCTAGCAGACTCTGCAATGTCAACAATAACATCACGAGATTGTACATTACCTTTAGCAAGGTCTGTATAAGCACGTTCAGACATCATTGGTGCAGGGCTACCAGAAGCCCCTCCAAGCTTGATTGCTGCCACATCAGCCATATTCCTAGCCACATACCCTTGAGGCATACTCAAGGCTGCTGTAGAGCCCTCTGGGAACATGATAGGAGTGATGTAGGCATCAATACCTGCAGCACCCTCTGGATCATCAAAGAGACGTGACTTACCAATCTCATCAATCTGTACATCACGAGATACCTGTTGACGTTGAATATAAGAATCCAACGGGTTCTCAGTCAGGCTAGATTTACCAGTGAAGAGGTATTCAGTAGCAAGGGTAGTAGCTTGACTATCCAGATCCTTAATAGTCTTATTGATGGTATCAAGATCAACACTATATTGGAAGGCATTAGCAGGATCAGTAACCATCCTCTCTGCATACTGAGCAGCTTGTTCTTTAAGTGCTTCTGTCTGAGTGTTGATTTCAGAGATACGTACAGCAGTTGCTTCATCAGCATTGACCATAGCTTCAGTAGCCTTATAGGCTTTAGCTGTGGAATCATTAGGCTTAAACCAATCCATAACGGATCGTCCAGCACTAAATGAGTAGCCAATCAAATCACCAACAACACTAAGACCAGCTGATTCATAGATGTTACGTTGACGACGTACCTCAGGTGAGTCAGTGTCTTTAGTAACCAGTGCATCAGGAACAGGAAGCCAAGGTGCTACTTCTTTAACAGCAGTAGAGATGGTCTCTTCCTCAGATTGATCACTAATAAGGTTGACACCAACATCACCAGCAACAGCAACACCAAGTGTAGAAAGACCACGAAGTAGGCCACCAGCTTGTACGGTATTACCAACAGCTGATGCAGTACCACCAACAGCAATGCTAGGCATCACCACACCCGCCTGTACGGCTTTACCAGCTGTTGCAGCAGCTCTACCTACCGCAATACTAGGGAGGATAATAGAGGCTGCTTTACGGGCTTTATCAAAGGCAGGGTTGCTAAACTTGGTATGTTTATCCCAAGCATCATCAATCCACTCTGCACCTGGGATACGTCCAACTGCATCCATACCGAAGTCAATAAGGCCCATGCCAGCAGCACCAAGACCTTCCAAGGTACGCCGAGCATACTTACCAACATCTTCACCAAGGGTAGTACCAGGCTCACCACTACCGTAGATAAAGCCTGTACCACTACCTTTTGGATACGGTGCATTGAGTTGTTCCTTAATACCTTCAACAAAGCCAGGAGTCATTTGAGCCCTAGCTTGTGCTTCTGGTGATTTAACAGGTTGGACATTACCAGCAGCTTTGTTCTCAGCAGGAGTAGCTTCCTTGAAC